GACCACCGAGATCTACACTCTTTCCCTACACGACGCTCTTCCGATCTGGATAACCTGTACGTACCACGCGGACATTTGTCTTTCCCACACGGACACTGGCAGAAAAAGATGTCCGCATCCAGCGCACACGGGCAGACCGTATTGTACACTGGACACGGACAAGAATTGTCTGACAATATAGCTAATTTTTCAAATAATAGAACTTTAGCAAATATTAAAAAAGGATTGATTAATAACGTAGAATATGCTAGAATATAGGTACAGTAAGGAAACATAAAATGCAAACGGGAGGTATGAATATGAGTACTAATTTAAAGATTAACTATGAAAGCGGAGTGAGTATGGCTATGAATTGTTCGACGGCACGTCATGCGTATGAAACAGCGTTTAGAATAATTCGCAGGTTACGTTTTGTTAAATCAGCGCAAATAGAGACAGGTAAGACTATATTTAAAATGATTGCTAGAGAATACGAAAGAGGGCGGTATATTGCTATTTATCGGATAGATGGTTCTATTGTTTCCGCGTGGGTATTGAATGGTAATCGAGAGGGGAGGGATAAAGGTGACTGTTGAAACAAGTTTTGGAAAAATTACAGCAAGTGGGGCAACTTTGAACGAACTGGCATTGTCTTTGTTCAGGGCGGCGGAATTGGCAAGAGGAGTGAACGTTATATTAGATAAAGAATTTACTAAGAAGGCGAGGAGCATTTACAGAGGATTAGAGGCAAACGGTTATTATAATATAAAGGGGGACTGAATCATGACGTTACGTGAAATGAGACATAAGCTGGGTGAGCATAATGTTATTATGGTGCCCACCGACACAAAATTTCAAAGGGGCTATAAAGCGCGGCGCAACTACTGGCAGGAAATGGAGGAGGTGTTATTTGTACCGCCAACATCAAAACGGCGTAGAGGGCAAGCGTATATATTGGCACCTCGCTATGATACTACACGTTACTGTAAACGTATATATTTCAATGTGTATTATAATATGCTCGAAGAGTTGGGGATTTTATAATAGGTTTCACGTGAAACATTAAGGGGGTTAATATGAAAGCAAGTGATTTTGTTCAAGCAGCTATGGCGGCGGTTAATGTAACATTTTACGATACACACGGTGAACGTGTGGTGCGACCGAATTTAGTAGGATTTCGGATTGCTAAAATAATTCCTCTGAAAAATGGTGATTTTAAGGTGATAGTAGAAAGCAGGTGTACGGGATGGCGTTAATTAAGCCGTGGTTACAATTTAAATTCGGCGCGGGCGAAAACTACACGCCCGCCTCACTGTCACGTTTCACAGATTCTGATATTGAGATGGAGTATACAAGATTGCGAAAAGCGGCATTAGGACGATTAAAAACAATCGGAAAATCAGAGTTCAAAGAATCTGACGTGTACATACAGAATAAAGATCGCTATAACCTGACAGCAAAACAGATATTACGTGCAGGTGGCGTGTCATTATTGAAATATCGGCTTGCATCTATTTATCGTTTTTTATCGAAAAAGGTGTCTAGTGTGACAGGGCTGCGAGAACAGGCACAAAGCTCATTAAAGAAGCTGCATGAACACGGTTATGTATTTGTAAACAAAGATAATTTGCAAGAGTTTGGCAGATTCATGGAAGCTACTCGGGTATCAGCTGAAGCAATGCGATATGATTCTGAAAGAGTAGCGGAATTGTACAAAGCATCTGAAAAAGACAATGTTCCGGTTGATGTTTTACTTAAATATTTTGAGCTGTTTATGGAGGCAGAATGATTTATCATGCAAGGGATTTATCATGTAAGGGATTTTCCGGTTAAGATTGTGGGCGAAACTGAATGTCAACCGCGACGACAGCAAAACACCGGCGGAAGGCAGAAACTGAAATACAAAAATCTGGTTTGCGCATTTGACATTGAAACTACATTTATTGAGGAGATTACGCAATCAGTAATGTATATATGGCAATTTCAAATCGAGGACTATACAATTATAGGACGAACATGGAACGAATTTAAATTTCTTATTCAGAAATTGTCGTTTTATTTGGATGATGATGAACGGTTGGTCACATATGTTCATAATTTGTCTTATGAATTTCAGTTTTTGGCTGGTATATTTCACTTCGATCCGAATCAGGTATTCGCAATTGATTCCCGTCGCGTCTGCAAAGCAGACCTGGAAAACGTGCTGGAATTGCGTTGTTCGTATATTCAAACAAATATGTCACTGGATGCATTTACGCATAAAATGGGGGTAATTGATATGAAAAAACGAGGTTTTAATTATAATAAGAGAAGATGGTACTACACGGAACTGACAGTGGACGAGTTCTTGTATTGCATAAACGATGTCCGCGGATTAGTACAGGCGATGAAAATCCAGATGGAGCGTGACGGAGATGATTTATATACAATTCCGTTAACAAATACAGGTTATGTGCGACGTGATGTGAAAAAGGCAATGAAGTCGGTCGGATATACACGAATACAGAAAATGCTACCGGATTATGACACGTATTATTTATTGCGTCAGGCGTTTCGAGGGGGGAATACACATGCAAACCGGTATTTTGCTGATGTCATGCTATATGGCGTAAAATCAGCGGATCGGTCAAGTAGCTATCCTGAGGTAGAATGTAATCATCCATTCCCATGCACACCTTTTAAATTTGTGGACAGGGTGACAATTGATGATCTGTTGCACTGGAAAAAAGATTTAGGACGGGCGTTTCTTTGTCAGGTAAAAATGTTTCACGTGAAACTAAGAAATGAGGAGTGGGGCTGTCCATATTTGGCTAAAGCTAAATGTCGGAATATTGATCGCAGCGCAATTTATGACAATGGACGTATTTTGGAAGCCGATTCATTAGAAACGACATTGACAGATATTGATCTGGAAATTGTGATGGAAGAGTATAGCGCTGATTATGAAATAATAACTGCATGTCATTCTCGTTACTGTATGTTGCCGGAACCGCTAATTAAAACAATATGTGATTATTATGCAAAGAAAACAATATTAAAAGAAAATGATGAGGAGGATCCTACAGGATATTTTTACATGAAATCAAAAAATAAATTAAATAGCGTTTATGGCATGACAGCACAGGATCCTGTCATTCAATCTATTATTTTTCAAGACGGCGATTTTAAAACAGACGACAGCAAGAATGTAAAAGAATTGTTAGCTGCTAGTTATCATAGGTCATTTATCCCGTATCAATGGGGGGTCTGGTGTACGGCTTGGGCGCGATGGGAACTAGAGCAGGGATTAAAACTAGCGCATGGAAAAGATATATATTTCATATATGCCGATACAGATTCTATTAAATATCTAGGGGATATTGATTGGGCAGCGTATAATACAGCAAAAATTGCTGCAAGCAAAAAATCAGGAGCATTTGCAACTGATAAAAAAGGTGTTACACATTATATGGGAGTTTTTGAACAGGAGGAGCAATATTGCAGGTTCAAAACATTCGGCGCGAAAAAATATGCATATACACACTGGGATGAAAATGATGAGGAAACACCGGTGGAAATTACGATAGCCGGTGTTCCGAAAGAACAAGGGGCATGGGAATTGCGGGCGGCTGGTGGTATTGATGCATTCAATATTCCGTTTTTGTTTCATGCTGGAAAACTGGAGTCGGTATATAATGACGATGTGAACATGATTTATAAAAATGAGGACAACGTGGATATTAAGATAACACGCAATGTTGCACTGCGACCAACCACTTATAATTTGGGCGTTGCAACTGATTATATGTGGGTTTTAGAAGATGCAAAAGTTTTTAGAAAAAGCATGAAGCTATTGACATATTAGCAATTCTATGTTAATATAGATATGCAACAATAAACAAAACAAAGACAACAAACAAAACAAAGACAACAAACAAAACAAACAAGAAAAGGGGAACAATCATGAAAATTATCGAAAAATCAAGCGAAGAACTGACTGTAAAACAGATTTATGATCTGACAAAATCACCGGAAATTCAGAGAGTTTCAGACAATGAGGGAGCGCTGGTACAGGTTGATGCTTGGGTACTGTATACCGACACGGACAAGGACGGAAATACACGAGAGATTTTATCCATTTTGGATAATCAGGTAGGAGTCGTGGCAACTAACAGTGCGACATTCATTGGCGATTTTATTGAAATCGTTGAAATGTGTAAGGATAGCGACGTAGAAGTACAGCATATTAAAATTAGTTCAGGAACGAGCAGGGCAGGAAGAAAATTTTATACATGCGTATACTTGGATTAATGTTTCACGTGAAACACTGAAAGGGGGAGGGGAGTTTAAACAGCTCCCCGTTTTTTATATGCTATATTTAGAAAATGGATATTTAAATTATAATGAAATATACAACTTGCCGGTTCCATTCATTTTTATCGTGGGCGCGCGGGGGATTGGGAAAACGTACGGCGCGGTAGATTATCTGTACAAAAACGGCATTCCTTTTTTATTTTTGCGCAGGACAAAAACGCAAGCGTATACTCAGATTGATCCCGAGGTGTCCGATATTGAAAAACCCCTTAAACAGTACGACGTTGTTTTCAATGCAAATAAAGTGACGGATACAATGCAATCATTATCTATTGACAACAATGAGTATTTTGCGCTGGTAACGTCACTATCAACAGGTTCAAACCTGCGAGGATTTAACGGCGAACGAGTCGAAGCGATATTTTTTGACGAATTTATTGCGCAGCCGGAGGAAAAACCTATCCGAGAAGAAGCGAGCACTTTTTTCAATTTAGTTGAAACTATTTCACGTAATAGAGAACTAGAAGGGCGTAAACCGGTCAAGGTTATCTGTGCAGCAAACAGTTTCAATCTGGCAAATCCTATTTTTATTAAATTAGGTTTAGTGTCGATTGCAGAAAAGATGCGGGTGAAAGAATCAGAAGTCTACATTGACAAAGAACGAGGTTATTGTATCATCCAGCCCCTTCACTCGCCTATTTCAGCAAAAAAAGAGGAAAGTGCGCTGTATCGTTTAGTCGGTGATGATTCTGACTTTGCAGGAATGGCGTTGCGTAACAAATATTTAGATGATATCAGTGATACCGTGTGCAGTAAAAATCTGAAACAATACAGGATATTGGTTACGGTCGGAGAAATTTCAATCTATAAGCACAAATCGCAGGAAGAGTATTACGTCAGTCAGCATAAATCAGGAACTCCGAAGCAGGTTTACACGACAGGTAGCGCAGACAAAAAACGTTTCAACCGCGAGCAGCACTTTTTATGGATAGCATTTATGCGCCGGAATGTCTATTTTGAAAACTATTTGTGTCAGGTTTTATTTGACAACGCATTTAAACTGTGATATGTTCTATTTGTGGGCAGGCACAAAACCAGTCCCGGAAGGACGTGCAAGCGGTTGGTTGCCGCACGACTGCCCACAATGTTTCACGTGAAACATCCGGGAAGAAAGGGGATTAAATGGATGTGACGGCTATTACACAGATTGTTAGCACGCTGGGTTTTCCGATTGCGATGTGCATTTATTTATTATATCGTGATGGAAAACGCGATGAAGCGCACAAGGAAGAGATGACAAAGATGACCGAGGCGATTAATAATAACACAATTGCGTTAACGCAGTTAGCAGAAAGGATGGAAAAACATGACACAGAATGATATTTTGATTTTAGCAAAAGCAGGATTTACAGCACAACAGATCGCAGCGTTAAGTGTAACACAGGTTCCGGTGGCTCCGGCGGCTCCAACAGCTCCGGCAGCTCCAACAGCTCCGGCAGCTCCAACAGCTCCGGCAGCTCCGACAACTCCGGCAGCTCAGGCACCGCTGACATACGAGCAGTTCCAACAGGAATTGCAGAAAATGGCATTGATGGGGGCGCATCAGTCAGGCAGAGCGGAAACGGCGGATACGATACTGGCATCAATTATTAATCCACCGTCAACAAACACAGGGGAGGGAAAATAAATGGCAGCAAATGACTTAACAATTAATCAGATTTCTACTGTTCTTGGCGAGATCGTAGGGCAGGCAACCGGTAGCAAACCGATGGCTGTTACTGATACTTCCAGTTTTGTTACTGTAGCACAGCTCGGCTTAAAAACCGGCTATGACACGCTCGCTACTGCTATTTCACAGGTGCTTTCACGGACAATTTTTTCAACACGTCCGTATAACCGTAAATTCGGAGGGCTCGAAGTGTCTAATCAGAGATACGGAAACCACGTGCGGAAATTATCACCGATCGACAAAGCGCCGGAAGATGACGAGCGCTATTCCTTGACTGAGGGTGGAGCGATCGATCATTACAAGGTATCAAAACCTCTCGTTCAACAGACAAACTTCTATGGAGCTAACGCATATCAGCGACATTTAACCACCTACCGCGATCAGCTGGACATGGCTTTCCGGTCACCGGATGAATTCGCCAGTTTTCTGTCAATGATGCTGTCAAACGTGTCCGATATGATCGAACAGGATCATGAAAACACCGCGAGGGCAACGGTTGCAAACCTTGCTGGTGGCGCTATTGATCTGGCGGGGTCAAACGTGATTCATTGTTTAACAGAATACAATGCAATTACCGGTGGAACGTATACAGCCGATACCGTATTGAACCCTGATACAATTACAGGATTCGCAAAATATTTAGTAGCACGCATTAATACGATCGCAAAAATGCTGACAGAGCGTTCAACCGTGTTCCACCAGACGATCGACGATAAAATGGTGATGCGCCATACTCCCATCGAGCGGCAGAAAGCATATATTTATACAGACTATCTGTCAAAAGTGTATGCGAATGTATTTTCGACTGTTTTTAATGAAAATTATCTAAAAATTGCAGATACCGAAGAAGTTAATTTTTGGCAGTCTATTAAAACACCAGGCAGCATTAATGTAACGCCCGCATACACTGATTCAACAGGAGCCGTTGTCAAGGGAAAAGCAGTCAATAAACCGATTTTAGCTGTTTTGTTTGACGAGGAAGCAGCGGGATATACTGTAGTAAATCAGTGGACACAGAACACGCCGATGAACGCAGCGGGCGGCTACTACAATACGTACTGGCATTTTACAGATCGTTACTGGAATGATTTTACAGAAAATCACGTTGTATTCGTTCTGGATTAATGTTTCACGTGAAACATAGGAGGTAGTTTTAATGGCGATTCCGGTTAATTTTTACAGATTTTCAAAAAAAGAAAATTCAACAAAACGTCCGGGCAATGCTGATAAAACATATTCTTGCACGATCAAGTCGGAATCCGGGGTCATTGCTCCCCGGATTTCATTAAATATTCCTTTAACAGAAAATCCAACTATTTACAATTATGCTTTTATTGCGGAATACGACAGGTATTACTATGTAGCGGATTGGCAATGGACGGCAGGACTATGGACAGCAATGTTGTCAATTGACTATCTGGCATCATGGAAGGACACAATAGGATCTTCCTCATTTTATGTGTTGCGTAGCAGCGCAGAATTTGACAAAACCGTGACAGACGCAATCTATCCGGCATCAACTACCGTGACGGTCAACACTGTATGGCAGCAATTTGACGATTGGTCAGAACTCCCGACATTAGGGCGTGGCACATATGTCGTGGGATTGATTAACGATTCAGCGTCTGACTGGGGAACAATTGCCTACTATGCATTGTCTCCGTCGCAAATGTCCTCGATTCGACAATTCATGCTGGCAGGTGCAACGGACTGGAGCACGATTGGTAGTGATCTGGATGCATCGTTGTTGAAATCATTTGTTGATCCGTTTTCATATGTCGTATCGTGCAAATGGTTCCCTATCACTATTTCAGGCGGTCAAGAAGAAAATGTAAAATTTGGTTTTTGGGACAGCGGAGTTAAGGCAAGAAAACTGTCATCATTAATGAATCGAAAAGAGTTTACACTTGCTCGTCCTGACATTCCCGGAATTACGCGCGGGGAGTGGGTCGGGAAAAGTCCTTTTACTTCATATCATGTGCAATGCATCCCATGGGGCGTCATACCCATTGACTCTACAGATATTAGCGAAGATGGCGTTGTGGTTATTCGTTTGATAGATTATGTCACAGGACTCGGAACCTTGGCAATTTACAAACGGATTGCTGGACAGGGTGAAACGCAATATAACGAACAGGGAGGATTGCTAAACATTGTTGAAACCCAGGTAGGCGTTGATGTTCGGCTGTCACAGCTGTCTTATGACATAACAGTTCCTACATCATTAACAGAATTGGTTGGTGGCCTAGCATCAACGGCATTTTCTAGCGCCTACGCGGCAGCGGATTCTGCGATCGGAAAAAACGCCGGAATTGCAAGCGGAATAAGCGCAGCGAATAGCAGCGGAAAACAGGTCGGTGAACAGGGCGGCTATGCGCAGAACAGTCTGGCAGGAACAATTGCATTAGTCGCAAAAACATTCACACCGGTCGCAGACGATAATGCCGAACAGGGGAAACCGCTCTGCGCTAATCGTCAAATTTCAGACATTCCTGGTTTCGTAAAGGTGCAACACGGCGATGTGCAAATGCTGGGGACGATGACGGAAAAAGTCGCCGTGAAAAATTATCTGGAAGGGGGTTTTTTCTATGAATGAATTTTTGAAAGTGCCGGAAAATCTGGTGGCAGCGATCGAGGTGATGAATGGGTTTCACGGAGTTGGTGAACAGCGTAAAGCATCGCTGGAACGCGAAGGATATGACGCGAAAAAAGTGCAGGAAATTGTAAATTTTTTGGTAACGGTTTGGGAGGTGCGATAAATGCCAAACTGGATATACCGCATCGGTGGCACAGGAACAACGCTGTCACAGGATGAACAGGACAATAATATTTTGTGCATCTATGATGCTTTGAACCGCTATGGTTGGACAAAAGTTGCAATTGCAGGCGCGTGTGGATGTTTTCAACAGGAATCATCATACAATCCGGGAATTTATGAAACATCGCATGGTGGAACACTGAACAACCTTCCCTATTTTCCCGGCGGTATGGGTTTGGCACAATGGACAGATTATCCAGCATACACGGCGCAATACCCAAACCCCCTGCCGTGGTCGGCAGAAAAAGAAAATAAAAACTGGTATGACGGAGATTTTCAGTGCTGGTTACTGACAAAGGCAAATGATGCGGAATATACGTCTATGGGATATGGACAGGGCCCCCGGTGGGGCTGGCAAACGTCTAACAGTTACCCGTCCATTTCGTTCGATGACTATATTCATTTTAATGGCACTGTTGAGGACGCTGTGAAGTATTGGTTTTATTGTCTGGAATGGCACGCGGCGGGAATCCCGGAATGGGTGGATTATGACGAACGTGTACGTCAGGGAAAACACGCGCTGGAAATCATGGGCGGATATACACCGGGCATGGATGCAAAAAAATTAATCACGATTTTGGCAAAAAAGAGAGGTGAAAAAAGTGGACGGATACGGCGCACCATTTTATTATGATTATCAGAATGCTGCTACATCAATGGTCAGTCCTAACACAGTACATTGCAAAAATACAGGACTAGCAAATTATTTTGCTAGATATCTATTGCAAAAAGCAATGTCTGTTTTTGAATTTCATTTTCCTGACTGGTGGTCAGAAAATTATTTACTCTATGTGTTGTATTGCTGGGGGCGTTTTGCAATTTTTAATACGGATCGGTTTGGTGTCGTAGCGCTGGATTGTGGGCTGACAGGGTATGATCTATTTTATCAGCCGACCCATGCGGTCATCACAAACCCTTTGATAAGAAATACAATAACTCCGAAAATCGGATCACAGTGTGTTGTTGTGAGACTACAACCGAATTATTGTGGCATATTGGATATTGTATCCTATTACGCAGATTTAATGGCCTTGTGTGCCGAAGCTATAGGAATGAATCTAGTTAATAGCAAACTGTCATACGTGTTTGCAGCGGATAACAAACAGTCTGCCGAATCCTACAAAAAAGCGTGCGACAAAATCTATGGGGGTGATCCATCCGTTTTCATGGACAGCAAGCTTTTTGACTCTGATGGAAAAGCTAAATGGCAAATGTTCAATCAGAATGTAGGGCAGAATTACATTGCTGACAGGGTTCTTGCAGATATGCGCAAAATCGAACAAATGTTTGCAACTGATATTGGAATCCCAAATGCCAACACGGACAAAAAGGAACGCCTGATTGTGGACGAAGTAAACAGCAACAATTTTGAAACGCAATCACGTTGCGACATGTGGCTAATGTCCATGAAAAAAGAATTTGAAAAAGCAAACAAAATGTTCGGATTGAATTTGTCAGTGGACTGGCGAAATATCGAAAGGGGGGCTACAATTGGTACAGGCAACGTTGTCGATCATGGGGCTGTATAATTATGATAGTTCAGTTTTGGACGGATTAATACAGAATTTACCAACCGCCGCTAAAATTCCGGTGGATGAGGTTCACGTAGTAGGTCGTGATTTAAATGTAGACGCGCTAGTTACTGAATTATTAGCGCAAACCGGTGAGCTGGAATTTATATATCCGAATCCTGATGCTGCCGGAAAAATTATCACCGCTTGGGCATTGTTGAACGCGGAGCGATGGCAAAGATTGTACAATACAATGTGGTTTGCATACAACCCTATCTGGAACAAGGACGGAACCACAACGCGGACAGAGACGGAAAGCCGCGATCTGTCCACAACCGATACAGGGACTGCTACTAACAGCGGGGCAGGAACTGAAACGCGAAAATTAAAATTAACAGAAACGACCGCCACAACAACGACTGAAACAAAAAAAGTTGCCGGCTATAACAGTGATGATTTTGTGAATAGTGAACAGCGAACTGATGAAAACAACGGAACCGATGAAAAAAACGATACAGGAACGGTCGAAAATACCGCTAATGCCACTAGCAATAGCACAAATACGAAAAAGGATAATGGAACAATCACACGAACGTACAGCGACAGGGAAACTGGAAATATCGGTGTGACAGAAACACAAACCATGATACTTGACGAACGTGAAGTTGTTAATTTTAATATGTCACAAATTATTATTAATGATTTCATTTCAAGATTTTGCATATTGGTATATTAACAGGAGGAATACTATGTTTGAAAAATTTCCATACACAAATTTTCATGAATTAAATCTTGATTGGATAATTGAAAAAATTAAAAAACTGGGAGAACGAGTTGATAAATTTGAAAGTGGCGAACAGCGTGACGACTATGCGAAAAATTGGCTGTACGGGAAAAAAATTGTAGTGTACGGGGACAGTACCGCGGCTATCCCTAATAGTTACTGGCGGGTTCTTGCAGAAAAATATCCTTGGTTAGATATTACTAACCGAGCAATCGGTGGAACGCAGATGACCTATTCCGGGGATGGAAAAAGCGCCGTGGAACTTCTTGCGAAAGCATCTGACCTCCATACATTTGACTTGTTATTCCTGTGCTATGGAACCAATGACTGGGCTACTTCGAAATATCCTTACGGCTCTGCAAATACTACATTCAACGGGGCTCTGTTATCCGCGCTGAAATCTGTTTATAATGCGAAAAAAACAATAGATATCTGTGCCATTCTGCCGTTCTATAGCACAATGGAAAACGATATCCCTCAGAAAAACAGACCCGGCTATACATTGGCTGAATATACTACAATTTGCAATTCAATTTATGCATCATATGGCATTAAATGCATTAATTTTTCTCCGATCTGCTCCGAAAATGCGTTCAACTATGAATCTCTGACGGATGCTGAAGTAACAGTCACGCACGTACATGAAAACCGGTTTTTCGCTGAGAGACTTGCAGAATATGTATTAAACGCCAATTTTACCCAGACGCAGGAATTTTATTATCATGGAAATAATGCCTTTACCAGTCTGTTGTTTCCGACAAATATTACCAGTATTGACGATTTAAAAGCTACTCCTCTGAACTACGTCGGGACAAATAGTTTCAAATTTACCGAGGGTACACATATTAGCAACCATACGTTCACGGCAAACCCTGAACAGAACATTAATTTTTACGGATATGCCAGCGCACCGTTCACGATTAAATTACGCAATAGCGAGACCAACAAAGAAATATTGTCACAGGATTTCCGAGTAGGACATTTCAATACAACGTTCAATATTGATGTTAATTTCTATAAAATAGAAATTATTACAAGAACAACATTAATCCTCGCCGGTGTTCATTATGAAATATCCAACCTAGTAAATGATAATTTTATTGGCAGTTTTGGTTTTCCAGCAAATATAAGAAACGCTGCTAACTGTACCAAACTAACAAATGGTCGATTACCGCGAATCGCTATACATGAAAATGTTGCCAGCATTTTATACGGCGGTTTCACTGCTAGTGAAGATATTGCGGCGTATACCGTATTCGCAAACCTGCCCATAAGCATAACAGAAACAGTCGCGATACCTGCATCCATAAACCTGTCACGTGTTGTTTTAATATTCATATATCAGGGCGGTGGCATAGTCTGCAATGAGCAGATCAATAGCGGCTCCAGCATTTACTTACTGCCTTGCATGTTTGAATTATTATAATTCACCATATTGTCAGACAATTCTTGTCCGTGTCCAGTGTACAATACGGTCTGCCCGTGTGCGCTGGATGCGGACATCTTTTTCTGCCAGTGTCCGTGTGGGAAAGACAAATGTCCGCGTGGTACGTACAGGTTATCCAGATCGGAAGAGCGTCGTGTAGGGAAAGAGTGTAGATCTCGGTGGTC